TGTTAAACCACCATCTGCTGCTTTTGTTCTTGGTACACAATTAGGAACCATCTTTTTACCTTTTTTCTTCATTCCTTTTTGAGTGTATCCTTGCCAACAAGCCATTATTTTTTACCCTTAAATATTTGTGTTCCCTTTATACCATATATGCTCGCCACGACGAGAATCCACAAATTTGTGAACCAGCTCGGAAGCGACTGGAAGTGTTCGAAGAAAATTTTTATCTTGTCCATCGCTTGTGCGTCGTCTGAAAAGACTCCATATGCAAGCACCAAGATGGGCAACGTAAGAATTACGAGAACGGCCTCGTCCTTGTAATCTGCTTGACGCGCTTCTAAAAGTTTTCCTTGGTAAGCTTCCTCACCACGAGCTTGTCGTTCAGCATGCAACAATTGTGCATCTGACATTGCGACTTTTGCTTTTTGTTTGTTAGCGTAAATTTTACTGCCAGCAGAAACGGCTAACTTAATAGCACTTAACCACATAAATTAATACCAAGTTGCCTTAACTGGTTTTTTGTCAGCTCTTAATCTTTTAGTTCCTCTGACATCAACTGTTTGTGATTCTTCTGGATTAGTTGCTTCGATCTCAACTCCACCTGTAGCTGAACCATCTTTTGTAATTCCAGGTCCTACAGTTACTGTTGGTTCTTTAACATAACCAGATCCTTTTTCCCAATCTTTCATTATGCTAATCCTCCTCCTCTAAAAGCTTTTCCTAATCCTCTTTGAGACATCCCACCACCTTTTCTTAATTCTCTAACGATTCTTTTTTTCTCAGCTTTTAAATTCTTTTTACCTTTTTTAGTATCTGCTTTTTCAGAGTCTACTCTTCCAAGTTCCTCTAATCTGTTCATTCTTCTTGTATTTGGCATAATTATTTATCCATTGTTCCGACAGAAGAATAAGCTCTATCACCCATAGCTTTCTCCATGCCTTTAGATTCATCTCTTCTAGATTTCATAGATTGAGATTTAGTTGACTCTTTGCCATCTCTAGCTCCTAGTGATTCGTCAAGTCTGTCATTGTAACCTTGTTTCTTTTTAGAACTTCCATCGCTTCCGTATGGAAATCTTACTGAATAAGGTCTGTTTCCAAAATCATTTCTCATAGTTTTCTCCTATTACTGTGTTTTTACTCTAAATAAATTTGCAAGTCCACCATTATTTAATAACTGTGAAGATACTGATTCTTTTGTTATTGGTAATGGCTCATTATCTTGAATAATGTCTTTTTCTACTAACATGGCTCTTTTTGCTTGCCCTGCTTTAATTCTATCCCATAAATCAAATATGTCTGTTTCATCTCTGTCTTCAATAGTTTCTGTAGATGCTGTTAATAATTCTATTACAGAATCATTGTCTTGTTCTTCCTCTGGTCCCTTACCCCAAAATTCGGGATACTCATCAGGATCATAAAAACCTAAATCAGAACCAGTTACTTCATACTTTCCTATCTTTTCAAAATTAATATTTCTACTAGGATAGTATTCAGGAAGAAATTTACCAATTACTGGTATTGCATCTTGTATTTGATTTGCTGCAAATTTTTCTATTTGATAAACTGTTGCTAGAGTTACATTTGCATCTTTAGCAAACGGATTAGTATTTTGTTCAATGTATTTATCAAGTTTATCATAATATTGTTTTGTAGATAAAGGAACCACTGCAGCAGGTCTTACTCCTTTTGACAGCACTAATTTTTTTTCAGGCATTAAAACATAATCAGTTTTTTCTTCTTCTATGTATTCTGTTGTTCCTGGAATTTTAGTTTTATCAACCATCTCTAATATTGGATCTTCGTAATCGTCACCGCCATCACCTTTAAAACCACCACCTGATTTAGCTTCTTTACCAACGTTAGTTGCAAAATCTTCTAAGTCATCTTGAACTGAATAATTATTATCTCCTCCAGTGTTTTGATTTCCACCATAATTACCACCAGATGATGCTCCACCTGCTGGACCTTGATTTGTTGAACCTCCTCCCCAGTTGCCACCATAATTATCACTTGGTGGATAAGCAGGAATTCCTTCTTTAGTCATCGTTTTTTGTCCACCTAAATTTTCTAAAGTTTTAGCTTCTCCAGGTGTGATGTAAGCCAACATGTGTGGTTGACCTTTAATATTTTTTGTAGCGTTACCACCATCTTTAGCTTGAAACAAAGTTGTAATACCATCTTCACCAAGTAGTAAACTATTTAATGGGTCCTCTTCTGCAGATGAAAACAAGTCTATTCTTTTTTCTTCTTTGTCATCACCGTCTTCTTTTTCAGATTCTATTCTTAATCTTTCTTCTTCTGTAAGTTGAGGTCCTTCGGCTGTTAAAGAAATTTCTTCGCCTTCTGTTTCTTCAATATCTAAAATACCATTGCTTAACATTTCCATTTCCTTAAAGCTTTATTAATCCTTGAATCAGGATCGTTAGCTGTTTTACTAGATGTTAATTTTTTCTTCATACCTTTCATACGCGCGCAGAAAGATTTTTTTCTTGATCCACCTTCAGGTTGGGGTTTTTTTAAATTTGATCCAGGATTTGCAGCCTCGTAAGACTTACGCCCTTTCTCATTTAATCCTCCAGATTCTGACTTACCTTCTTTTCTTGTCCAAGCTGGTGAGCCTCCTCTTTTGAATTGCTGTCTAACAGCACCCATTCCTTTGGTGTATAACATTATGCAAAACTCCTATACGATTTAGTTTTCTTAGCAATATTTTTAGGTTGTTTAACAAACTGTTTACCTTTTTTCTTGCCTTCTCTTTTTGCTTTTGTAGTTGCAGCATATTCTTGTGAAGACATATTTTCAATAGCTTTTTTTGGTAAATATCTTTCTCCTGTTTCAGAAGATTTTTTACCAGACTTTGTAGTCCATTTTTGATCACCCCAAGCTTTGAGAGATCTTTGTGATTTTGCAAGGGCCATTACACACCAACTTTCTTCATTGCGATTTTATGAGATTTTGTGAATGACATTCCCGAACGCATGTTTTTTTTCATGCTTGCCATGTGCTCTGGTGTATGATGTTTACTATGTTTTTTTAATGTTGTTTTTTGTCTTGTTGTTAGTTCTTTTGTTTTATTTGTCATTATGATTTATATCCTCCTCCAGCTTTTTTGTAAGCTTTAGCAAGAGCCTGCGCTTTTCTCGCTGACCATTGTCCCGCACCTGTACCGTGTGATGCTTGTGATTTTATTCTTTGAAATATTTTTTTTCTCATTCCAGGTTTAGTATAATTACCTGCTTTGTTAACTGAGCTTTTTTCTTTTGCCATATTAACTCCTTGGTCCTTTCAATTTAGTAACATCAAATCTTTTTGTTGCATCAGTTTTTGCTTTTGCACGATTTGACATTTTTTGTTTTTCAATTGATGTAGCTGCACGCAGTAATGCTAATTCTTCATTCTGTTGCATCTTCTCGTCTTGAAGATCTCTGTTCATTAAGATTTTGCTCTTATCTAAATTTATACGAGCTTCATCTTCTTTCATTTTTCTCATATTGTCTTGAGCTTTTAAATCTAACTCTCTTGCTCTTAATTTAGCAATTGGGTCATTACCGAAGTCTCCACTAATTTTCTTCTCTTCAGCTAAGAAGTCACCCATCATCTCTGCGATTAAGGTTGCTTTTCTAGCTTCAATATCAATTTGTATTCTATCCATTTCGCCTTTGACTTCTGGATTTTGTCCTACTTGTGGATTCATTTGCATTAGTTGTTGTAACTCCTGCATCTTACGAATCTGTTCTTGCATTTCCATTTGTACTTGTTCATCAGCCATTAATGCAATGTGTTCAAATATATTTTTTTCTAACGACGCCATAATCTGTGGATTATTTTTAGCCATGTTAGTTGACATAAACGCAACGTGAGCTGCGATGTGTGCTTGGTGATCTTGTCCAGTAAACGCTTGGAAAGGTTTACCTGCTAATGCATCTATGTGTTCCAACGCCGGATTTTTAGGTGCTGGTGGTGGAGGAGGTGGTAATACTTGATCAATATTCTTAACTCCTAATGCTTCATACATATCTCTGTATGCTTCGTATAGATTATGCATTTGTGGGTTAGACTGTGCTAACTGTAATTCTGTTTGTGCAATAGCAACTCTTTGTGTTGATGAAAATATATTAGGATCAGCAACAGGAAGTATATCTACTTTTGCATCAAAGTCTGTTTGTTTAATTTCTTTTTCTCCACCAACTACATCGTATGGATAAACTGGCGGTAAGTAAGTTGAGAATACATCTGACAACAAAGTAAACTCTGTTTTCATTGATGCATACAATCGCTTATGGATTGCTGACATTACTCTTGAACCACGTTCTAAAAGAGCTACGGTTGTTCCAACAGCGGCCTGTTGGTTCCCGTCCCCAACCTGCATGTCAGCAATGGACGCGAATCTCTGTCCTGCATCTACACAAATTCCCATCAACTGTAATAAAGTTTGTGATGGTTCTTTGTAAGGCAGATTCATAAAAGCATCCCGTAAAGATCCACCAGGAGCGTCGACATCTCGCCACTCACCTGGTTGCAGAGATTGGGCATCATCTCTAACTCTGATACCCCTCTGTTTAAATCCTGATGGCAAGTTCGATAACGTACCTGCATCAATTAACTGACGAAGAGCAGACGTGGCTGCTCTAGTTAGACCGCCAATCATATGGATCAATCCAAAACCGTAAAAACCTAGTCCAGGCAGAAATTTAAAATGGACAAAGTATTGGATCTTTTCTTTTTTGGGATCATCTACTCTAAAGTTTCTTCGAATAGATAATATTTTTCGCGTACCATTGTCAATAGTTACAATGTATGGAATCTTAATTTCAGTAGGGACTCCGTCTTCCCCTCTGTCTTCAAAACCTTCAAGATCTAAATTAACATGACATTCGATCAACGTAAAAATTGGATTATTTTTTTGTTGACCGTTTGCTCTTGTACCTTCTAGTTCTCGTTCTTTTTTCTTAAGTTCCGTTTCTTCTGCGTAAGGTGTGCCTAATTCTATATCTCTATAAAATCCTGCAACTTGTTGCTTACGTAAATCATTACCTGACATTTTAATCACATGACATATGGCTTCCGCATCCTCTAATGAGGTAGCAGAATACGGAACCACTAAGTCATCTGCAGTAACGAACTTTGATACAGCTCGTTCCATTAAATCGTCATAATAAACTTTTTTAAAAGTAGATCCAGCAAGAGGTAAATAAAATAACATCTGATCAAACTCAGGTTCGTATTCTTTCATGACATCCATCAATTGATAGTTCATAAAATTTTTAACACGAACTGATTGGTCTTGTTTCTCTCTTGTAGACTTACCTATTACTTGAGTTCTAACAGGACCTGATGCAGGTAATAATTCTTTGTAAGCTTGCGCTTGGAATTGTGTAACTGCTTCTGCAAGGACCGGGTGTGTTGCACCTGACGCTCCTTGGAAAGGTCTTGTTCTTTGCTCAAATTGAAAACCTAAAAGATCTAAACCTTGTGAGTAAGATCTTTCCCATTCTCTTCTAGATTCTTTGTAGTCTGTGTAATTGCCGTATAACTCAGCACCTAAAGGATCTAAAACAGAATCTGGCAATAAATCTGCCAGGTTAGAATAGTGATTCTCTCCTTGTTCCGGTGCAACAACACCTGGTTCAAAGTTTATATCTACTGTTCCATCTTCGTTTTCTCTAATCTCGGTATTCTCAGGAGACGGCATTGACTCTTGTAGCTCAGTTGCTACTTCTGTCATTTGGTCCTGTGAGGGTACTTTTATCTGTTGTCTTACGTTCGGTAAGCCTTTATCTATTTCTGCCATTTGTTTTCTCCAAAAGTATAGGTTTATCCTGTTTTTTATCTTTTATCAAGCCTCTAGGATCAGGGCCCTTTAATGGTGGTATCTCTTTCAATTTAACATGTTTCATGTTTTTAACAAGGGTTGGGTTTTTCATTTGTACCTGTTTCTTATGTAGTCATCTACTCCAGTAACCTTACCACCGTCTGCATAAAAACCTAACAATCTAAATAATTCTTCAAAACCACTCAATCCCATTTGAGCAGCAACTAATTCTGAATTATTAACAATTGCTTCTAAATCAGAACCTTTATAATATTTATCTTTTATATTTTTATATCCACCCGCTAAGTAGCCACGTCCTAATTTTTGTCTTACCGGTCCACCTTTTCTAAAAGACTTACCTTTTGTTGCAACCAATTTAATTAAATATTTTGAAATATTTTTAATGTCGTTTGGTTCTAATTTTTTAGCTAATTTAGAAATAGTTTTTTCAAAAGTTTTTCTTTCTTTAGTTGACATATCCTTAATTACTTTTGGTTCACCATCTACACCAGCAAAAGTATTAGCCCAGTTACCTGCTTTCTTTTTAAATTCTAGGGTATCTACATCAACTGTAAAATAACCTATTTGTCCTTTGTATTCTTTACCTAAAGTTTTAATTGCATTGTTAACATTTAATTTAGCTTTTGCATTTAATTCCATTAATTTCTTTTTGTATCCTTCTGGTTTATTTTTAACTAAAAATTCTTGTTCTTCTGCAATCTTTTGTCCAATTTGATTAAATCCTTCCAAAGCTCTATTAGCTTTAGCCATAATTAAGTTTGTCATTTTAGTATCTTGTGGAACACTTTCTATAATAGGATACACGTGACCAAATTGTGCTCCTGTTTGTCCAGATCCAATAACAGATATTCTATTTCCTTGACTAACTTTTATTTTTTTATCTCGTTCAATATTTGCTTGGTTAGGTTCTTTAAAAGTTCTTTTGCCTTCAAATTTAAAATTTAAGTTTGGTCTGTCTGTTTCTGTACGTGTTAAAATTTTTACTTTGTTTAATTTACCTTCACCTCTAAAATCTTTTTTTGTCCAATTGTCAGGATAGCTATCAATGATAGCTTGTATTTCTTTATCTGATCTAAGTACATATTGATTTTTACCTAATGGATTTCTGTTAAAATCAAAATTTTTTAAGGGGTCATCTGCAAAAGGTACTCTTTTTTTAGCAAGTCCGCCAAGCTCAAAACGTTCTGCAAACGTAGGTGCTTCGTATCTTTGCCACCAAGGTATGTAGGCCATTATTTGTTCCTAAAATGATTTGCGATACCACCGTCTGCGAAAGGAATACCATCGGTATCTAATCGCATTAGTATCTCTTTTAATTCGTCGATAGTTTTATTTTCAGTACTGACGTTTTTGTTATATCTTTTAATCTCATCGATAAGATACTTTTTGCTATTCATAGGCGTAGTATTCTTGACAATATTTTCTAGAGCCCCAATTGGACCATCATTGTCCATCATCTTAGTTACCTCTTTGTCTATTCGCATGTTGCTAGGTACTAGTTTCTTGTCACTAGGCACTGGCAACTTGACTACATCGGCTTTAGGTGGGAATTTTGCATTAACTAAATCTTTTAGGTTTAGTTTAAATAATTCTAATTGAGACTCTGATGCATTCTTCAAAGTTCTCATATGCAGTTTAATTTCTTCTGCTATCTTTTCTGGAAGTCTACCTTTTTCATTTACAAATTTTGTAAGCTCTGGATTTATTCTAGTATTAAATAAACTCTTACCCATCTTAACAATGTCACCACCCATACCAATTACATCTTTAGGTTTGATATTTAACCTTGTCGCCAGTTTAAAAATTTCCATTATTGTTTTCATAACTAGTAGTACTCCTTAGTTTCCATTGGTTGAGGCTCATCTTTGTAATCTTCTGGGTGGTTTACAAATCCACCTTGCCTAAACCTCATGACAGCTTGTGTTGTACTATCAACCAAGTCATCATGGTCGCCATATGGGAATGCTGCGCATTCTTCTATGACCTCTTGGGCAAACTGCAAATGTGTAGGTGCCCAAATTTGTCCCGACTCAAAGAGCGGGGATACAGAATTTACTCTACTATGTTTATCATTTCCACGGCTAGGTGTAAACGAAATTACTGGAATTCCCATATTTCTTAATTCGTAAGTTAGAGGCAGACCACTGGCCTTAGCTTCAATCAATACTATCTCAGGTTCCCAATATTTATATAGTTTTAGTGCCTCTCTTCTAAGTTCTGGGAACTCGTATCTTTCTTTAACAGCATCTAATAAAATTAATTGTTGTGGTGAATCTTCTGATTCACGGAATACACCCCAGGTAGTTATAGCACTAAAGTCAGCAGATTCTTTTTTAAGGAATGCAGTATCGTAAGATTGTATAACATAATCGCAAGATGGGATGCCTTTTTCTTCTGGCCACTTCTTCCACCACTCACGTTTTATTAGTGCACCTTCTTCTGATGTAGGGTTTTGCATGTACTGTGCATTCCATTTAGGTAATGCAACAGACGCTTTAACTGCTTCTAATTGTTCTAGCTCCCAGTACTCTGGCCATACAGGTTTACCTGATGGTAGGATAGCTGGAAACTCTACTACTTCCCATTGGTCAGCTTTAGGTTCTTTCTGTGCTGCTTGTAACATACCAGTCAAATCTCCTTTGTTCCAACGTGTCATAACCAAAACAATACGACCACCTGGTTGTAAACGTTGTCGTGGACCTGCTGTGTACCATTCGTAAGCTCGGTCTAATGCTTTCTTGGACATAGCATCTTGTTCAGAGTGTGGGTCGTCAATAATTAATAGGTCAGCACCCCGTCCTGTTACAGCACCTTCGACACCAACTGCAAAGTACTCGCCGCCTTGTTCTGTTTCCCAGCGACCAGCGGCTTTACTATCTTCCATAAGTCTAGTGTCAAACACTTCTTTGTACTCTTCACTATCCATTAGGTGTTTTGCTTTACGACCAAACCTTACAGCAAGTTCTGCTGTGTGGGTTGCTTGAATAATTTTTAATTTTGGTTGGTCACCAATCATCCAGGCTGGTAATAAAAAAGATGCAAACTCAGATTTGGTATGCCTTGGTGGCATATTCACAATTAATCTTTTAAGATCACCACTTCGTA